GTCGCACTCCATGATCCCACCAGCCGGAAGTATATTGGTCGTAAACTTAAATCCATGGAAGGTCGCCTTCCACTTGTCATCAAACAGTTTCCTACAGGGATGCTCACTATCGCAGCACTAAACGGTTACTTGGAGATGCTGGAAACGACTCACAAGTTTATCCCCGACATCATTCTACTAGATTACGCAGATTTGATGAAAGTGGGTTCCGACAATATGCGGGCGGATATCGGTAACCTTTACAAGGATTTACGTGGCGTCGCCGTTGAACGCAATCTTGCAATGGTTTCGGCGTCACAAGGAAACCGGCTGTCAGCTTCGGCTCGAGTCATCACAGATGACATGGTTGCGGAGGATTGGAGTAAGATTGCAACCTCGGACACAGTGCTTACCTATAACCAGACTGCGAAGGAGCGAGAGCTTGGCCTTGCTCGTATTTATGTATCCAATGCACGAAGTGAGTTTGATAAGATAACTGTGTTGATTGCGCAAGCATATTCTGTCGGCCAGTTTAGTTTAGACTCAGCCCTAATGCAGGATGAGTACTGGTCACAGATTTTAGGTGACCCACGTGGCGGTGACGATGAAGGAGAGAAGCGTGATTTCCAAAAGCGCCGTTGACCTTTTCCTGCAGTCAGAGCGCGACGACAACTCGTGGATGAAGTGGATTACCAAGAAGCAGGCTACCAACGAACTTCGAAGCTACGGATTCAGCAGCAAGACAACTCCTTTCCTTCATCAGCAGACCTCAGCGTTACTGGGCATTGCTTATAACAACTTTACCTTTCATCTGGATATGGGTCTAGGTAAGACCTGGATAATTCTAAATATTCTGGCACATCGTAAGCAGCTGGAGCCACCCTATCGGTTAACTAAGACTCTTGTGCTTGTGCCAAATATTCTAAACGTGCTTACGTGGCAGGACGAGGTTGTCAAGCATAGTGATCTTTCAATCCTCGGTGTTACAGGTACTTCTGCCGATGATAAGTGGAATGAGCTTATGGAGGGTGGAAAGTCAAGTACTTACGATTTAGTAGTCATGGATTACTTTGCAGCTCAATCACTTTTCTCTGATAAGCGTAAGAAGTCGAAGGGAAAAGGGTTTGAGCTCATCCCAAATGTTAAAACCTTGAGCATGGCGTCAAAGTTGTTTCCTGGAATTGTCTGTGATGAGATACATAAGGCAAAGAATCCAGAGAGCCTCCGTCACCGCATCGTCCATCAATTAACAAACAAAGCAACGCATCGGTACGGGCTGACGGGAACGCCGTTTGGGCGTAACCCGGAGGACTTGTGGGCAGAGTTTCATCTAATAGATCGCGGCGAGACTCTAGGACCGTCACTTACTATGTTCCGCCAGGCTTTTTTTAAGCAGAAATATAACCACTTCTCTTACGGCAATGTTGAGTGGGTGTTTGATGACAAGAAGCGCGAGTTATTGAATCACTTTTTGCAGCATAGGTCAATCGCGTACACGAAGGAAGAATGCGTTTCAGATATTCCAACGAAGTCACATATTCGCGTTCGAGTGCCCCTAACCGCGGAGCAGAAGAAACTCCTTCAGGCGTTACGTAATCGAATCATCGCAGCATCCACTCCTGCAGAGAAGGAAAATGCATTCGTACAAGCTCGTCAAATCACTGCGGGAGTAGTATATCAAAAGGATGATTCCGACCGTCGGTTCGCTATTCGATTGTCGGAGAGCCCCAAGCTACAAGAGATGTTGGATCGTTTGCAAAATCTGTCACCGACGGAGAAGGTAATTATTTTCTACGAGTTCACTGCTTCCGGAGATTTGATATCGGACGCTCTGACAGCGGAGAAGGTAAACTTCGTTCGCATCTGGTCAGGTGAAAAGGATAAGCTAGGGAAGTACCAATCTTTTCTGCAGGTGGGACCGAAGACACCACAAGTTATGGTGGCCCAATGGCAGATGGCTGAGTCGGGAATCAACCCACAGGGAGTGTGTCGTTACATCTTTTATTTCGAGTCTCCTGTCTCTCCCATACCCAGGGCCCAGACAGAAGCTCGTGTATATAGGATGGGCCAAACTCGACCTGTTGTCCTGTATGACTTCTGCGCTGCAAACTCGATAGATGAGAAGGTGCTTGACTACTTACAAGAAGGCAAGAGTTTGTTTGACTCCATTATCCGCGGCACCGAGGCAATCTGATGGCTCGATTTGTTGATTGGCAGAAAATACTGACGCAGTATGGTGTGGATTGGATAGACCACGGCGCCAATGTGAAGTACGGAAATACGAATGTGAAGTGCCCATTCTGTGCGGATGACCCGTCGCAGCACATGGGCCTTGACACCAAAACTGGATACTGGGCGTGTTGGAGAAATTCAAATCATCGGGGAAAGAACCCTGCGCGCTTGTTGAGCAAATTGCTGCGCATCAGTCTTGCCCGCGCAAATGAGATTCTCGGCATTCAGCCGATAGATACTACCGATTTAGCAGACGCCCTTCAAACTCTTCGAGGCCTACATACGGATCGTGAATCGCGGCCGGTGCTCACATTTCCATCCGAGTTCAAGCCTTTGGATACTATATCCTATTCAGCCGAACCCTTTTTGTCCTATGTTAGATCACGTCAGTTTGATAACCCAGTCCGAGCCGCAGCCCAGCTGGGCCTGCAGTTTGCGTATTCGGGTGCCTATTCGGGGCGTGTCATTTTCCCTTATTACCAAGACGGCAGTTTAGTGCATTGGACAGGCAGGTCTATCTACCCGGGTGCTACTCTGCGTTACAAAGCGTGCCCATCAGATACAGCACTTGACCCGTATTGCATTTACGGATTTGATAGTGCGATGAATGGGGGTGAAGTGTTGGTAGTCGTTGAGGGTCCTGTTGACGCAGCTAAGATTCAGTATTACGGATCTCGCTTTGGTGTGTGCGCTGTTGCCGCTTCTACTTCGACACCTAACCCACATCAAGTGGATCAAATTAACCTATTGTCGAATCTGTTTACATCGGTTATAATTATGTTAGATCGCGGAGAGTTGCTCAGGGCCTCAGCGATCGTGGGGTCTTTCATCCGAAGTGTTCATGTCAGCGAACCACCATTCGGTGTCAAAGATTTCGGGGAGCTATCAGCGAAGCAATCTCTGGTAGCATGTCGTCAACTTTCGCAAGGGGAGGTGTTCAGATGATCGGCACACTGCCGAGCACTAGAGCAACCGCTTTACTTCGTGTTGCTTTTCGGGGATGCATTGAGATTGGTAGAATTACGTGCGCTTCGTCGCATCAGTCTCTACGGTTTTGTTACGTAGATTCTAATACGTACGTCGGCGTACAGAGTACCAGCGGAGATTGCTGGCTTGCTCCTATCGAATCCGTGCACCATATTACTAAATCTATGCGCGCTCTGGTAGAAAAGATCTATGCAGACGCCGCCGAGGAAAATACAGATGCCTACACAGAATCAGACGAAGTTCGTGCCAACGTGGGAAGGTCCGATAAAGGGGTACACGGTAAAGTACATCTCCAAAAACGGGTGGCAAGTTCGGGGAGCAGACTGGGAGGATCTACTTCAGGAGGCTTACCTGGTATATCTGGAGTGCGTCGATCGGTACGTCTCGTCCACCGATGACGCGGTAAACACACCACAGTGGTTCATGGCACTATATAAGCGGTGCTTGTTTACACACATGACAGACCTTGCGAACAAGAGTACAGCGACACAAGCAATCAATGAGAGTGCTCTTCACTTGGGTACAGATGACGGAGAGTCTGATTTGTCGTATTTTGATTCTATCGCTGCTCCTACGGGAGTTACATATGAGTTCCTCGAGCTCATCGAAAAAGCTCCGAACGAGGTCGCTCTGGTGTTGTCTCTGATGTTTAATGCGCCAAATGAGGTCTTAGATTTAGCACAAGCTGCTTGGAAGGCTTCTGGTCGCAAGAAGCCTCAGGGCAACGTATTTCTGTGCGGTCTGCTTGGGTTGGATCCGCAAAAAATCAACCTTCCCGTCGCCGTTACAAATTATTTTCACCATGGTACCTGGAAAATGTAAGTAGGTGCCGTATATATGAAATACCGAGAACGCCAACTTGGTATTTCATTTTTTAACTCACCTGAAAAGGAAATCAAATGGCCAAGAAACCCGCTTCTATTTTGGAAGAGTTGTTGATTGCTACTGAAGCTGATCCCCTGGGCAAAAAGGAAGATGAGCAGGAGTTTCTGGTTCGCTTGTCTGAATCGGTTGCCGACTTGGAGCAAGCTGATTGGGATGGACTGTCGTCTGATGCGCAAGAATGGTACAACGCTGCAGTGGATGCAAACAATTCCGGCGATGAGCTGCCGCATCCTGACAATGACTCCGCTCCGGCTCCGGCCAAGAAACCCGCACCTGCGGTGAAGAAACCTGCTTCAGCTCCGGCCAAGCCGGTACCGGCCAAGAAAGCTGCCAAGCCCGATCCCGAGCCGGAAGAAGAGGAGGAAGAGGAGGAAGAGGAGGAAGAAGAGGAGGAAGAAGCTGACGAGATCGATTTGAGTGATATCGTTGTTGGGCAGACTATCCGGTTCGTTATGAAAAAGGGCGAAGACATCACCGGAGTCGTTTCTGCTGCCGATGATGATTCTACCACTATCGTTGACGAGGACGACGACGAAACCGATGTTCTCCACAAGCGCGTTGATGTCGCCGTGTTGGTGGAAGATGTCAAGAAGCCTGCCAAGAAAGCTGCCAAGCCGGTACCAGCCAAGAAAGCTGCCAAGCCTGAGCCGGAAGAAGAGGAAGAAGAGGAAGAAGTCGCTGCTCCGGCGAAGAAACCACGCATCCGCGGCGCTGTGTCAGTTACCGGCCGTATCCGTGATATTCTGTGCGGAGATACCTCTCTAGATCGTGACGCTGTCGGTAAGCAGCTCACGAAGGAAGGAATCGAGTTCAACCCCGCCACCCTCCAGTTGCAGTTCACCGAGGTGAGCCGCACCATTGAGGCACTGAAAGCTCTCGGCAAGCTCAAGAAGTAAGTTTTCACCATCGTTGTTCTGTGGGGGTGGTTAGACTCTAATCATCCCCATTTCTATTTTGAGGAGTAAGTGTATGTCTGATTCACGAGCGGAGCATTTGAAGTCGTTGGGCAGCCAACTGACACGGTATAAGTATGACGAGCCCGATGCATCCATTCTCGAGGTCTTTGAAAATCCCTTGCAACAGGGTTCTGGTTTTTTGGGTTCCGTGCACATTGAGGTGCCAGAATTCACAAGCCTCTGCCCGAAGACGGGTCAGCCCGATTTCGCAACTATCGTCATTGACTATATCCCCGACGGCGTATGCATTGAGTCCAAATCGCTGAAACTGTACTTGATGGGCTTCCGTATGTACGGAGAGTTTCATGAAAGTTGTGTACAGCGTATCGCTGCGGACTTGGTTGAGATTCTGGATCCTATCAGCTTGTCAATCCAGGGACGGTTTACGCCACGTGGTGGTATTCCCTTCTGGCCGAATGTGGACTACGAACGGACCACTGACGAGTAGGAAGTTGAAATGAAGCCTCTACGAATACTTGACAGCGGCGCGTATTCTGCTTGGTCGCGCGGTGTCAAAATCGACATTGATGCTTACATCGCATTTGCATTGGAGCATCGGCACAATTTTGATGTCGTCATCAACTTGGACGTGATTCCTTCCTCGAAAGGAATACCGCCTACGTCCAAGCAAGTAGAGGACTCTGCGCGTAAGTCGTGGGAGGCGTTTTTGTATATGGCTTCCAAGGGCGTTCCCACGATGCCCGTATTCCACCAAGGAGAGCGTCCCTATTGGTTGAATAAGATGGTAGACTTCGGTTTGACCTATATCGGTATCTCTCCTGCGAATGATAAGACGCCCGGACAGCGAAAAGTATGGCTCGACGATATCTTTGGGCGTATCGTTGACAAAGACGGGTGGCCGATAATTCAAACGCACGGGTTCGGAATTACCTCTGTTCCGCTACTGTTCCGATATCCGTGGTATTCCGTCGACAGCGTGTCGTGGCTTTTGTTCGGCGCGTATGGACAGATACTGTGCCCGATGCCTAATCGATCACTCACGGGACCGGATTGGACGAAATCTCCGTTGGTGGTAAAAGTATCTTCCCGAGGCACTTTGCGTGGGGAAGCTATTTCATCTGACACCAAGATATTTGATCAGATGCATCGTAGGCAGCAGGAATGGGTCATGCGGTGGATTGAGCTCTGCGGCTCTACATTAGCAGAGGCACGCAAGGATTGGGCGGAGCGGGCGTATATCAATGGTAAGTTCTTCCTTGCTGTTGAAGAGGCTTGGGAGCCGAAGCCCTTTATCAAATCACACGGGATCTTCTGATGCGTGTTGTATTTTCCTTTTCTGTCAAGCAGCACTTGATGATATCGCGCCGGTTGCGAGTTCGTGCAACTCTGGTATCCTACCACTTTCTGACTAATATGTCTCGCCGGCAGCAACCTGAGATCTTACGTTTCGTCAAGTTAACTGGGCGGCGTTTTCTACGTAAGCGGGTACGTGCTGGTACTGCTCTTTCAAGATAACTATGTAGTTCTTACTGAAGAAAGGAATTCAAGATGACAGCAGCATTGGTTGTTTTATCTGGTGGGCAGGATAGTACGACTGCTTTGTTCTGGGCCATCCGTAATTTTGATACGGTTCACGCCATCACTTTCGATTACGGACAGAAGCATCGAATCGAAATTGAGGCAGCGATTGAAGTAGCAAAGCTCGCGAAAGTCACCTCCCACGAGGTGCTGTCCGTACCGAACTGCCTGATGTCGGCGTCTCCTTTGTTGGACGATGCAGCTACGCTGGAGCAGTATTCTAGTTACGAGCAGATGGACTCCATTATTGGAGATCGCGTGGAGCTCACATTCGTTCCGATGCGAAATCCCTTCTTCTTTACCATTGCTGTGAACCGGGTAGTCGTACTCGGCTGTTCCGCAATCGTGACGGGAATCTGCGGTGAAGATAATGCAAATTATCCGGACTGCACTGATGGGTTTCGGATACGCTTCCAGGATATGGCGAATGCTGCTTTGGGTTGGGAGACACCGATTACCGTTGAAGCTCCGTTGATGTTTATGTCGAAAGCTGAAACGGTGCTGCTCGCGTATAGCATGCCTGATTGTTGGGCAGCATTAGCCTACACGCATACTAGCTACGATGGCAAGTACCCACCCACTGACATGAATCATTCCAATGTGTTGCGGGCCCACGGATTTGAGGCAGCTGGCTTGCCGGATCCCTTGGTGTTGCGTGCTGCTAGTGAAGGAAAGATGGAACTGCCGATGACATCAAATTATGCTGAGGAGCGCGCAGCATGATACATCACATACTGGATCACGCCGCTGCCTCAAAACTAGCACATACTGCTGCTAGCTCAATCCTGAATGATTCCCCTCCGTCGAACCTGGGAATACGCGTTTACGCGATACCGCGTGGCGGCGTTCCAGCAGCATACCTTCTTCTTCGGTATAGTGCAGTTTTCGGTATTGTTTCGCATCCGCAAGACGCTGATATCTTTTTTGATGACATCATCGATTCTGGTGCTACTCGAGCAGCGTATGCTAAACGTTTTCCAGGTACGCCCTTCTATGCTCTGATTGATAAGGCAAATTCGGAGTATGCGGATCAGTGGGTGACCTTTCCCTGGGAGAAGTCACAGGATGCTCATTCGCAAGACGACTCTATTGTCGGAACTATAACAAATCGTATTCGTGCAAGCGGCAAACCTTTCTTTGCGAATGACAACGTAAGTTAGTTCATGCTCGATGTTGAAAAACCTGCCTTCCAAGCTGAGATTGAGAAACGTGCGGAGCACTTACTTCGCGGCCTTCTCATTGACATCGATAGCGATCACAATACTGTCGGCACTGCTCATCGAATGGCTAAGATGTTCGTGAACGAAGTGTTCCGTGGCCGGTACACTCCCTGTCCGTCTATGGTCAAGTTTCCGAACGTCAAGAAGCTCGATGAGATGTATGTCACCGGTCCCATCACACTTCGCTCTGCTTGTTCCCACCATCTGGTTCCCATTATGGGTGAATGCTGGATCGGAATCATACCGGGCAAGTATCTTCCTGGGCTGAGTAAATTCAACCGTATCGTGGATTGGTTCGCTTCACGCCCTCAGATCCAGGAAGAGTTGGCTGTCCAGATTGCCGATTACTTGGAGGCTGAACTTTCCCCAGCAGGTGTTGCTGTTATCATCAAGGCGACTCATATGTGCATGACGTGGCGCGGTGTACGTGAACCGATGGATGCAAAGATGACAACTAGCATCATGCGAGGAGCTTTCCGGCTTGAGCACGATACCCGGGATGAATTCCTTACTTTGGTATCACTGAAACGGTAGTAGTTCCCGTATATTCGGGCAGTATCTGAAAGCCCAGAAGAATCAATAGGTTATCCACTTGGTAAATACTTGATTCTTCTGGGCTTTTTGTTTTCTCTATCTAACTTTGAGGTGTAGTCATGCAAGTACTAAAAGAAACATTGGAAAAGGCACTGCGTCTGACAGCTCGTGCAACGGTTGACCAGGTGTTCCTGCCTATCCTCTCACACATCTGCTTTATTCAGGATGAGGGACTTCGAAGCTACAATGACGTACAGTCTGTATCTGTGCCCATGGAAGTAGACTTCGAGTCTTGCGCTGTCCACTTGGCGACTCTATTGAAGGTAATTTCCAGTGCCCCAACATCTGCGGAGATTGCTTTATCTATCCAGAAGGATGAGCTACATATACGTTTTGGAAAAGCGCATGTGAAACTTCCGGTACTGAAGGAGTCTGAATTCCTCTTTACACCTCCAGACATTGAAGAAAGTACTGCTATACCGTTGAAGGGAGAGCTGCTGTCTGCTTTGGACTCTGTGTTGTTTTCAGTCGGAGATGATCCCTCTCGTCCCGTTAGCACCACAGTTACTGTTGACACTATTTCACGCACGATCTGGTCGACGGATGTTCGATCCGTGTCGCGCACCGAATACACCCAGAAGGCTTTGCGTAAGCTGAAAGAGGCACCCGATCGGCTGCTGATACCTCCCGTGTTTATTGACATTATGAAGGATATTGCTGAGACAGAGGGAGACCTTGCGCTTCATTTGTACCTAATCGGTGATACGTCCCTTTACTTGGTAAGTGAGTCCGGCTACACGGCTTTCACCAAATTGGGGTATGATGCCGACCCGCCTGATCTGGAAGCAGTATTCTCACGTCTTTCTTCTGAAGTCGTTGCATCGTGTGATGCTCCCGTGGGTTTGGCAGATGCGTTGATGCGCTGCGTTACTGTGTTGGAGCGCGCTCAAGAGGATAAGACTGCTACTGTGACGATTGATAAGCGCGGCCTTCGAATTGAAGCGACTAGTAGTTTTGGCGAGTCACGTGATCTATTGAAATGTTCCACTGAGGGAGACGGAACTATTGTCATCGACCCCAGCCTCTTCGTTCGTGCGATGAAAAAATCTGTGAAGTCCGTGCGTATTAGTTCTGACGCCCTGCTCTTGGATATGGAGTCAGGATTGGTGCATGTACTTGCGAAGGTCGGTTATACAAAACCTGCAAGCTCGGAGTAACATATGTCCTGGTTTTTCAATGAGTTATCTGCCTCTAAAGTAGCATCTCCTAGGTCCAGGAGCGGCGTATCCAAGGAGAGCTACAATTCCGGTGAGTGCTCCTCTTGTCCGTTGAAGCGTACGTGGTCGCAGTTAGGCTGTCCGCATATGGATGCTGCAGGAGCTTCAAACCCAGATGTGTACATTCTGACAGATTTCGTCAGCGAATCCGACGATGACGCAGCAGAATTGTTTTCTGGAAAGGAGGGTAAGTTCCTCCATCCACTTCTTTCGAAATACAGCAAGAAAGAGTTGCGTGTGGGGAGCATTGTTCGTTGCCATTCTAAAACGGTGCCAGAGCTGCCCGCCATTGAAAGCTGCCGTCCTTCTGTCGAACGTGACATTGCGCAATCCAAGCCCAAGTTGGTTATTGGTCTCGGTAATGTACCGTTGCACTGGGTTTCTGGTATCTCGCAGATTTCCTTGTATCGCGGTAGGGTGTTCCCTGTTAACATAGGAGGGCATGAATGCTGGTTCTTTTCTATTAACCATCCCTCCTATGTCCTTCGTTCGGATAAGCGCAATGACGTCAACCCACATCGGATAATCTTTGATATTGATTTGAAGCTTGCCTTCTCACTGGTACGCACTCTGCCAAAAGCGCATGTTTGGGGGCCAGAAGAGGGAGCAACGATTGAGATATTTGATGGTTCGAGTTCATCACAAGTTACTGCGTGTATTCGTGCGATTGAGCGATTGAGCCCTACTGCTTCTGCGACAGACATAGAAACTACAGCCCTACACCCATATTCGAAGAAATCGAAGATACTGACTGCCTCTATTTCATCGGTAGATGACTGTATCGCCTTTCCCTTAGAGCATCCCGGAGCTAAGTGGACGGAACGTGACCGACTTCGTGTTTGGGGTGCGTACTACGACTATTTGATGCACGGGACTCCACGTGTTGCTCACAATACGAAATTCGAGCAGAAATGGCTGTCTGCTAAGTGCGGACCTTCCGTCTTGTTCGCAGATTGGCATGACACGATGGCATCCGCACATACGTTAGATGAACGCCCCGGAGCCCTGTCGTTAGATGCTGTGACGTTTCTTAACTTCGGTTTTGGACTGAAAGCAGTCAGCGATATAAATCCCGTACTGTGGCAGGGGGTTCACATTGCTAAGTTTCTTAAGTACAACGCTCTGGACTCGCTGTGGTGTATACGTGATCACGTCATGAATATGTCAAGGCTTGAAGCTGACCCTAAACTGCTACCTGAGTACCAAAGAGCCTTGCGTGTAGGAAGGACCTTAGTCCGCACAGAGGATCGTGGCGTCCAGCCTGATCTGGACAAGGCGGGTATGCTTGAATTCGATCTGTCTTCTCAGATTGCGGACATCACAGCGGATATCATGCGGACGCCGGAAGTGCGCAGACACTTAAAGTCAAATCCATCTTTTTCTCCCACCAGTCCAGAGAACGTCGGACAGCTGTATGGAACAACCTTCAATCGCCCAGAGGTACGCGATCACACCGGTAAGATCTCCGCGGATGAGGAGAAGCTGGCCCTTCTACCCGCCAACCTATTTCCATCGGCTCCTCTTATCCTATCATTACGGTCGTTGTCAAAACTTCTCTCTACATATATCAAGCCTATTGTGACTAGGGCGATTGTGCAGGAGGATGGTTTAATACACACAAGTTACAACCACCTTCTTGTTGTGACAGGCAGGCTCAGTTCGAACGATCCAAATTTACAGAACTTTCCGAAGAGAAAATACAAATACATTCGTTCTATTATTCAGGCCCCGCAACGTGACGGGATACCCCATTTCTTGGTGAGTGCGGACTACGGTCAGATTGAAGCCCGTGTTATTGCGATGGCATCTGAAGATAAGGCTCTGGTGTCGCACTTGTGGTCCGGATTTGATATCCACGGGTACTGGGCTGACTTTCTGATCAAGGCGTTTCCTAAAATACAGGATCGAATGGCAACTGAGTATGAAATACCGCGTGACGACGTAAAGGCTTTGCGGAAGGCTGTCCGTAATGACATTAAGAATGGGTGGGTGTTCCCACAATTCTATGGGTCTGTTGTGGAGAGCTGCGCTGCGAACATGAAAATACCAGTGGAAGTCGCCCGTAAAATGGGAGATGAATTCTGGGGTGAGTTTACGGGTGTTAAGTCTTGGCAGAAGCGCACAATCGCTACCTGGGAGAAGAAAGGGTACGTTGAGACCCTTACTGGCCGACGCAGGCGAGGTCCTATGTCTGTGAACGAAATCATCAATACATGCAGCCAGGGAACGGCGTCTGACTTGGTTGTAGACGCGATGTCTCGCTTGTCTGAGACGTGGCAGTTCGATATGACGGGCATGATGGATGACAGGTTCCAGGCACTGATGAATATCCACGACGATCTCACATTCGGCTTGCCTGAAGACTCACTTGAAGACGACATCAGTATTATTGCGAAAGCGATGTGTTTAGTTTCAAAGAGCTTTGATTTTATTAACGTACCAATTACAGTAGAGGTGTCTTGTGGAACGGACTGGAGTAATCAAGAGGAGATTGGTGTTTTTAGCAGTGAAGACTTCAAATGACTAGGAAGTTATTACCTCGTACGTTTACAACAATTAAGCAGGTTCGAATGTGGACACGATCTGCGTTTTTAGGGTCTATTTCTATTGATCCTGCTTCTGGTTGTTGGAAATTGCTTACTGTAAAGACCCGAGGGCATTATTCACATCGAGTTGCTTATCGTCTTTTTATCGGAGAGGTACTTACTGGTTTGAATGTGTGCCATACTTGCGATAATCCCGACTGCTGTAATCCACGGCATCTTTGGGTCGGTACACAAAAAGAAAATTTACAAGATGCTTCTAGAAAAGGAAGACTTGTTTGCTCTGAGGAATTAAAAGCTATTCACAGGAATATTTCTCACGAGACTAGAGAGAAACTTCGAGCAGCAAATCTTGGTAAAACTCTTTCACAGGAAACTAAGGATAAGATAGGTAAAGCAAGCTTAGGAAGAAAGCATTCACGTATTTCTAAGGATAAGATACAGCCTCCGCATTGTGTTGAATAGTTAAGGAAAACAAATGGAACGCGCTATTAAAACTAAGAGATCGGCGTCTACAGCAGTGAAGACTTCAAGTGACCCACTTCACATTCGCTGCCGGCCCAAGCGGTTTTCGGATGTGGTTGGGCAGGATGCTGTCGTCTCATCACTGAAAAAGGTACTGGCATCGGGTTCAGCCCCGCATTCATACCTTTTTACGGGCCCATCCGGCGTTGGTAAGACGACTCTAGCGCGTATCGTGGCCTCGCAGCTGGGATGCACGGATGTCGTCGAAGTGGACGCCGCGACGAATACCGGTATCGATGCAATGCGCCAGGTGACTGACTCGCTGCGCTACACTCCGTTGTCGCAGGGAAAGCGGATGATCATACTTGACGAGTGCCACTCCCTGAGCAAGCAAGCCTGGCAGTCACTACTGAAGGCAGTCGAGGAACCGCCGCCGCATTCCTATTTCTGCTTCTGCACGACTGAGTCGGAGAAGGTTCCGAAGACTATCGTCACGCGGTGTTTTAGTTATTCATTGCGTGAGGTGCCTGTTCGTGTTTTGTTCGAGTATTTAGCATCTGTAGCCGAAGCTGAGGAGCTTGATGTCGACGAAGACTTGATTGACCTGTCCGCAGCCCAAGCAGATGGCAGCGTGCGCAAAGCTCTTGTAAACTTGTCTAAAGTCAATGGAGCCTCTTCGATAAAAGAAGCTGAAGCATTGCTAGAGTCGGCTGCCGGTTCTTCTGAGGTAATCGATCTATGTCGACTGCTTGTTTCTGGCAAACTGACGTGGTCCTCCGCTGTCGCACTTGTCGCTTCGATGCAAGAACAGAATCCAGAGAGCATCCGTATAGTTGTAGTTAATTACGTCGGCAAAGTTCTTATGGGTGCAAAAGAATCGAATGCAGTAAATCTTTTGTCCATCCTTGATGAATTTAGTCAGCCCTTTAACTCAAACGAAAAGATGGTTCCCGTGTTGTTAGCACTGGGCCGTCTACTTTGGAGATAGACAATGAACTACGAGCAGTTGAAAAAACATGTCATCATCGTCAAGTCTCGTCTGGACGACGAGCTGGAGCTTCAGTCCGCGCACCTTCTGAATTGTATTGATGAGGTCGCTCTCGCCATAGCCAAGCGAGATGAAGCGAAAGAAGCTTTGCAGCGGGTGGACTCTGAGATTGCCTCTGAGCTTCGTGCGGGTGAGGATAAGATATCGGAGTCAAAGATTGTAACGATGCTGCCGCTGGATGAGCGCCATATCCGGGCTTATCGTCTACTAGGTGCTGCAAAGCTAGAAGCTGATCGCTGGACTGGTATGCAGGAGGTCTTCCGTCAGCGTGGATCTATGTTGAAGGTGTTGGTGGATTTGTACCTGTCGGGCTACTTTGCCAATGACAATGCAACCGGCAATGAATCGCGCGTTCAAACTATACGCGCTGAAGAAGGCCGCGCTGCACTTTCAGCCGTACGCAAACCGATTCTCGCTCGCCGGTGATTGTATGGATGTTCTTTCATTATTCGTATGGATTGCGGTAGTGCCTGTCGCTGCCGTTGTGGTTTATGCATTTGGTAGGTTGCTGTTCCACGCCTACTTTTATTCACGTTCCGAGTACGACAAAAGGAGTAGTAAAGATGGCCTTCCGCGATAATAAGAGCAGTAAATCATCTGGATTCAAGTATCAGCCACGCACTGCCGAGGATATGAAGAAGCGTGCCTCACAGAACGGCAGCTCACGTGATCAGACATTTTCCAATGACGTGCAGATGTTTACTCCGTCTGAGGGAGATAATAATATCCGCATTCTGCCTCCCACATGGGATCACGCCAAGCATTTCGGGTATGATGTCTACATGCACTACGACATTGGCCCCGATGGTGCGCAGTATCTTTGTTTGGATAAGATGGAAGGTAAACCTTGCCCTATCTGCGAAGAGCGTCTGGTTGCTACGGAGAAGGGTGACACGGAGTATGCTGATAAACTGAAGCCAGGTAAGCGCGTCCTGGTCTATGTCATCGACCGTGATAAGGAAAAGGAGGGTGTCAAGCTCTGGTCCATGTCGTGGACAATCGACCGTGACTTGTGTGCTCTTGCTGTCGACAAGAGAACCGGTGAGCTGTATGCCATCGATGATCCGGAAGACGGATACGATGTGTCCTTAGAGCGCAAGGGTACTGGTTTAACTACAAAGTACTTGGGTCTTCAAGTCGCTCGACGGTCTTCTTCTCTGGGTAATGATGACTGGCTTGAACAGGTTGCAAAAACGCCCATTCCCGACCTTTTGAATTATTTCGACTACGATCATATCAAGGCGCAGTTTTCTGGTAAGAAGGCGGACGAAGCTTCCGATGATGAGTCGGGTTCTGATGATGACGCGCCTCGTGGCCGTTCTAAGTATCAGGAGAGTGCTCACAAGGAAGCTTCTCCCGCTCGGCGTGAGTCGAAAAAACCAAAAGAGATCACCTACGACGATGTGGTTTCCGTCGAAGATCTCGATGAGCTCCTGGAAATCGTTGCTGAGTCAGGTGTCCGCTGTCGACCACTTGATAAGCTGACGGGTGACGAAGAGTTCGCTGACATCGTTGACATTGTCCTTGACTGTCTTGGATTGGAGGCTCCGAAGAAGGCACGCCGTGTTGCGGAAGAAGATGATTCTCCGAAAGCAAAACTTGCTGCCATGAAAGAGCGGTTCTCACGTAACCGGAGTTAATTGTCATGGCGGAACGGAAACAGCTAGTTAAAAAGGAGGCCGAAGGCATTAGTTACTTCGCGTCCTCCCATAAAGACGTCGCTACGTTTTCCTCAGGGTGTGCTCTGCTTGACTGTGTCCTGGGCGGTGGGTACGCCCTAGGGCGCATGGTTAACATTGTCGGTGACAAGTCC